GATAAATGCAGTGACCCGGATAAATGCAGTGACCCGGATAAATGCAGTGACCCGGATAAATGCAGTGACCCGGATAAATGCAGTGACCAGAAAATATAAAAAATATTTTTTATATTTTAAACCTTTGCACATTTACCCGAAGGGAGAGAAAAGGAGTAAATGTGCAAAGGTGTAAATACGTTTTTTCTAATTCTTCAATGGTGTAAAAGCATATCAACAAGCTCCTTCTTTTTCAGCTTGTTCGCAGTCTCTGCAGAAACGCCTCTTGAAATGAGCAACGATTTCAACGACGCAGGCGTCATCTTTTGCAAATCTTCTTTCGAGACACTCTCAACCTTATTAACAACGATTGGTTCTGGTTCCAACGATACAATCTCGGGTTCCGGCTCATCGATAATTTCATTGTCTTCGGAATCTTCTTCATCAATGTCGATTTCGCACTCTTCTGGGAAAGTGAGGTCTACATTGACGATTTTAGTATGTGAAACCGAGTCGTCGGAATCCGATTCCGAGTCGTCCGATTCCGATTCCGAGTCGTCCGATTCTGATTCCTCTGACAACACTACACGAATTTTGTCCTCAACTGGCTGCTGGAACAATATTGAGTATACTTCCTTCTTCATTTGCATTTGTTGCATATAAACGTCTTGCGCAATTTCTAAACATTTGGCGTTTTTATGCTCTATCTCTACAATACGTTTCTTGAAATAGTATACCAACAGGCCAACCAGTATGATTAAAACGGCTAAACTAAACAATAATATTGATTCAAAAAGAACACCCATCCTTATTTTATTATAACAGATTAAATATTATATTGTTTTGGAACGCACATGTGTCTCAAATAAAAAATCTTTCATTCGGTGCAATCCAGTCATTTGACTACGTCTTCTTTCATATGTAGTTTAATGAGCCCGGGTGTAATTTTCATACATCTTTTTTCAATTGATATTCTTAACAACCCACCATTTACTAAGAACTTATTTTCACGCATATACATGTATAAATCGTAATTATCGGTCTCTACAATTTTATCGTTTATGCCGTTTGGATAATACAAATATCTGCATTTGGGGATTTTTCGCAAATCGTCCAGCGTATAACCCATGTGGTTTTCGATAAACTGGACAACTTCCAATGAACGCGAATCATCCAGCGCCTTTTTCAACATTTCCTCGCCCAATTCGCGAGTATGTGTCAGCCCGCGGCTAACAAATAGTTCTTTGAGGTTTTCAATGTTTTGCATGGCTTCTATTAGAATTTTCTTTTTGCATGTTTCAAAACAAAATTCATTAACATCGGGAATAAACGCATCCAACATCTTTGCAAATATATCGCGGGGTGCGGTTTTCACAGCATAACAAAATGTGGATGTTCTTGGTCTTAATCCGGCGCATTTTCTGATTAGAATATTTATAACTTCCATGTTTCTCTTGTCTATTGCAGTTTGAAACAAATCAAACGTAACAGGATATCCTAATTCTATCGCGCGAATCATCAATTCAATGTTGTCATTCACTATTGGGTATATCAGTAAGCTGTAATTTTGAGACAACAAATTTCTGTTTACAAATATCTCTTTTCCATATCTTTGGAAAATGTATTCAAACAAATCCGCATAATTGTGTTTCATGCACGCCATTGCAAGCATGAATGGGTCGCCTTTTGTTTCAAAAAGGCATATTACTTGGTCTCCAAACCAAGATACGCCTTTCTTAGGTAATTCAATTTGGAATGGAGTTTCCATCCAGAAAGTCTCTATGTTTTTCAGGATTGTGATTCGCGCATTTTGCGTAAATAAGTGCAAGGCTTCACATTCGATGATTTTTGCAAAATCATCTGGAGTATTTATGTCCAGACTGTCAAGATACATGTTAGGACTGCAGTAGAAAACGGTTTCGTGGGGGAATAGTTCGCGCCAGCTCTCGCAGTGTTTGGATTCTTTAATGAAATCCGGTAAAGATTCGAAAATATAACTATTGAGTTCTGCCATTTTTTAATGCATTATGTAAAAATGAAAAAATACTTCAATTTTACAAGAGCTAATAATTATTTACCGGTATATATATATTATTATGGACCAATTACAACAACCAATGATGAATTCCGACTCAACCGGCGGAATCGACAATCGAACCATTATTATTGTATTATTAGTATTGCTTTCTCTCTCGTTTTTAGGCATAAATGTTTTGACAATTCTGGGAGATTTGATAAAAACAATTGTTTCTATTTTGGGACCTCTGGTTTCGCAGATTCTCTCCATTTTTGGATACACCACTGGGTCAATTCTTAATAAAACCGCCGACGTAGTCGGCGATGTCGCGAAAACCGGTGTAGACATTGCCGAAGGGTCTGTGCAATCGGTCGGCACTATTCTGAAGGATGCGAGTCGAGCCCATGTGGATTCGAGAGCCACCAATAGTTTAGACAATGTTTTGAATGTGAGCACCGCACAAGTCGCTGGTCAACCTGCGCCAACACCTGGAGAGAACCCTATCCAGAAACCGATTTCGTCGGGCAAATCAGGATGGTGTTTGGTCGGTGAATACGAAGGCAAACGTGGATGCATTTCTGTAAACGATTATGATAAGTGTTTGTCGGGGCAAGTGTATCCCACGCAGGACCAGTGTTTGTTGCCCGCGCCGCAGGCGCGTTAACTAAGGGAACTCGTCGTTCCCTTATAATCCCATACTAGTAAGAACATACTTGTAACATACTTGTAACATACTTGTAACATACTTGTAACATACTTGTAACATACTTCAATAAAAAATAAATAAATATAAACATATATTTATTTATAAAACATAAATGCAATACAACATCTACGTATACGAATTGAGCAATGGCAAATATTTGCTTTACCCCCGTGTTATAAGCAATTACGACAACTTTTGCGCAGGTGAAGTCGCATTTGTATACCAAGAAATCGTAAAAAACAATCCAATTAAACGCCTTGTCCATACTCAAGAAAGACTCGAGTCTTGGCAAATCGACGCGTTTGTTCACTCATATATGCACATCCATGGCATCGAAAACGTCCGCGGAGGTCGTTACAACACGCTCGAATTGTCTGAAAAGGAGGAAATCTCCCAAGCTATCAAGTATTTCACACACGGCGTGGAAGAACAAGAACAGCGAGTTTATCAATATTACGAGTATATAAACACAATCGCGTATGAACCAGACAATTACAGAGAAAAAATAAACTATTATGAAAAAACGAACCTGGAGAGAAAACGCTTCGAAATTGACCGAACCATTATTTATGACCTGAACTGGTTGGTCCGCATCATAGTGACAGGCGTCGACAAGTTTTTTGAGATAAGCGACGAATATTACAAATTGATGGAACAGCTTTCTCTCATTTACAATCAATATTTGAGCGTGTTTGAAGATGCACAATCCAAAATAGATGGATTATGCAAAGACTCGGATGTATGCAATCTTTTTTTTGAAAAGCCATACGTGTTCTTTGATAAAAGGGTTATCAAGAGAGAAAGAGACCTTAACAACTATGATTTTAAATCCGATAAACAACTGGAACAAGTAATCAAGGTGTTTGAACTGGCAATTTATTCTTTAATCAATCGAGAAGAAGAGTTATATTTTGATTTGAACCAGGTCACATTGAGAGAAAGTAAGGATAAATTATTTATATTGGAGAACCAGATAAACTAAACGTAGTGATTGGGTCCATCGACGCCGGTGTTAAAAATTTCAAACCCGACTCAACCAGTTTTTGAGAAGTCTTTGACCGATTTGTTTTGATGAAAACAAAAAAATTGTCTATGTTATCATTCTTTACATAATTTGGGATATATTCAACATAGAAATCATATGTATTTTTATTGTATGTGCTTAGCAATATGTTTGAAAATGTAATGTCACCCATATAAATATCTCCGTTGAACTGGTTTGCAACCGCACGTGTCAAAACGTATCCGGAAACGTCTGTTAAAAAACCGGGCGAATACGTAATGGTTGGGACCTGACTTAAATTCGCTGGTTGACCACCATACATTACGGTTAAGTTCAAGTTTTGGATGGGAATATTCATAGTAAATGTGCCACTTGCATCGGCACCGGGATGTGCAGTGTTGGAACCGGTAATGTAGAGACTGACAGATGTTGTGAATGAGAACCTATAATTATTGCTGTCAATTGATGGTTGAATATTCAATGTGAATAATTGTGGCTCATTGTCATCCAATATATCAGTATCATAATTGGTGAGCCACAATGCTCCGCCTTTAATATTTTGGGTGCCATATACTTGCTGCTGTGAATTGTAATTATAGAGGGGGACAGCTGGGTCATACGTTAGATACATTGCAGGACCGGGAACATCAGATGCGGTGGTCAACGTGGGAATGTAGATATCGTTTGGACAAGATTGCTCGGCGCCGTCCTGAATAGTCTTCAAATAATAGTTTGAAAATGTGCGACGCTGGAGAGAACCTTTCACCGCAGTTACGAATGATTGTTTTTTGGTGGCTTTTCCAGTGGACACATTATTGTATTGGAGGATTTCCGCTTTGCGACGCATATCCAACTGTGTCTGGGTATAGCCGAGAGAATATGGATTGACGGGCGTGTAACGAGTTCCGGGAACATTAAAAACCAATGATTTGCGAATATTATTTACGGTAGTGCAAACCGTGTTGTCAGACATTATTCAATATATCAAATAGATATATTTAATAAGAGAACCTACGGTTCTCCTATGACCTCTCCCTTATGACATTGGTTTCCTTTAAGGAGATATCAAAGGGTGAAAGCGAAGTTGAATATGTAGTTCCATTTAAGGAAGGTTCAAAAGGAAACCTTGGTTTCCTTTAAGGGAAGGGGTCATAGGGGAAACCTACGGTTTCCCTTAGGGGAACGTAGTTCCCCCTATTGGGTAGCCTTATACCACAAATACGACAAATAGGAGGCATCCGTATCTGACTGGCCCGAAGCAGACGGACTTGTTGACAAACTGGGTCCCCATCCTACAATGCCATTGATTTCAAACACATTGAGAGACTTTGCATAGTATCTCAAATCCGACAATTTTCCAGAAAACCCCCCATTCTGGCAAACATATACGTCACCGAAATTTTGTCTTGGAACATATCCCAAATCTTTGTGCTGGGTCAAAACACCATTAATATATACGTCTAAAATGCGATTTTGCACACGAATAATCACATTGACCCATTTATTGTATGGAATGCCACTAATATCCATTGTGGTTCTCTGGTCATCAATGTTTTGAATGGGTCCTGTTTTACTAAATGTATCCATATAAACACGGAGTGTGCTTGTTCCATCGGAGTTTCCTTTCACGTATAAACCAGGTGCATTGCTCATAGTGTTTATGCCACTAATGGTGATATTGCTTCCATCAACAATGCCCTTGTTAAATATGTGCGAATACTTGCCGGTTGTATTGGTCGAGTTCAACAGTATCCAAACACTGTATGTGAACTCCAAACCGGTTGGCTGGTTCTCGGAGTAATTGACAATGGCAGAAGATGTTCTGCTGTCCTGCTGAATCCTGACAGATTCAGTTCCGGAAATCAACCCCTTCACTAAATATGGCGAATCAGTTGGCGCTAATATACTAGAAATAATAAGCATTCCGATTTTGAAAAGGAATAAAAATCCAAACAGTACCAAAATAATGAATCCGAATTTGGCAATGAGAGAATTTGATTGGAGAAATTCCTTTCCGGCGTCCATTGCACTGGTTGATGAAAACTGGTTCATCGAATCATTGATTGAATTCTTTGCATCGGCAATTGAAGACGAAATACTACTGACTGCATCAGTAAGTCCACCAGTAACTGCATCTGCACTTGGAAGAATACTTGCGGATTGTTGATTCTGATTTTGTTGTCCTTGTTGTTCTTGAAACATAATTTATACTATAATCTATTAATATAAATTAGGGTGAGTGCTTTCGTAATTAAAATATTGTGATTTTACTATAATCTTGGTTGTTCTTTTGCAAAGTCATCGATAGTCCAAAGCTGGATAAATATTTGGCAAACGGATTTTCGCCATTGCCAGCGCTATACTTGTCCCAAGCGGTTTGGGGGTCAGTCGGCAACACAGTTCTTGACAATTTCGCTAAATAACAATTTGTCTTACCATAAACAATCGCTGTTGTTGGACTTGGAGTATCAATGTTTGTGTCCTGGATAGACTTGATGAGCTTTCCATTCATATAAATGTCAATATATTTATCATCAACACTTACAATTAGGTGAGCCCAAGTTTGTAGAGGGAAGTTGTCGGTAATTGTAATCAATTTAGGAGCACTCGCTCCAGTTGCAGTGTACTCCAATATAAGTTTGGGAGAAGAGCCGTCTAGCTTGATTCCAATGTTCTTTCCAGTTCCAGAAGCACTGTCTCGCGATATTATATACTGATTTGTTCCCTGGAAATTGTATACATAAGTCCACATTTCGTAAGAGTATTTTCTTGATGCAGGCTCTGCAATATTGGAGATTGCAATTGCAGGTTGGTCAATTGACAAATCCAACTTATCAGACAAAACCTTTGTTTCATTGGTGCTCAAAAAATAATATAATACAAACACGAGAACTATTCCTAAAATTACTAATGATAAATCCATCTTATATATTTTACCAATAAAAGAAACCGGTATTCCCTACAGTTTATTTATAAAATGAAGGATTTAAAGGAAACCTGGGGTTTCTTTATTATATGGACGTATCCGAAATCAATGACATACGGATGCCCCCACAATTCAAGGGTATCAGTTTTTCAAATTACAAGAAATCGGATGTGAAAACTGAATTTGTCACAAGTATGCTAAATGGAAAAGTGGAACAAGCATGCAATTGGGCAGCCGAACTTGTTTGTGCCGGCCATTATCTAGAACTCTGGGAAAATATTCTTTATTACTGCGCCAAGCATATTCATCTTGGTAATCCTAAACTAATTTGCTACTTGGAGAAAAGGTATTCCGTTTTCAAAACAATTATCAATGAAGGCAATTTTATTACGCCGCTTGATTTGCGCAATAACCAGACCATTCGCAACTTGTTTGCCGAAGTTGTGTGTGTTCTCACATTGTCTGTCAAAAAACACAGTTTTGAAGTGATTAAAATAAACAAGGAAGAAGAGTTTGACATGACGCAGATGACGGAGAGACTGAAGGCACCCAGCGTGGATTTCATAAAACCAGTGTTTGTGGATGAAGACCCCAAAGAGATTTATATTCCGATGAATGAGTTTGCCTACAACATTTCGAAGAGTAAGAAAAACACGGTTTTTGCGTGTTATTGGATTGAATGGATATTGGAGTTTGAAGCCATTTGCAAAAAACGCAAAACGGTGTGTGCATGTGCTCGCCGACAGTTTGTCACGGTCGACCCAAAAGTCTCTCATGACCTGGTTTGGATTATTTGGGACACGCTTTTTTACTATGTCAAAGAACTGGGGAACCCATTCCTGGAAAAAACGATGACCTCTCTTTTATCTCTCTTTTCGCTCCAGTATACCAACGCATGCTGCAAAAAACGGCGATACATCTTGTATTTTGCGGTTTCTTTGTGCACGGAACCTGCGGACCTAACCGTAGAATTAGTCTCCAATAAAAAGACCGTTGAGTTGGCGGTAACCAATATTAATAATATTTACCGTCAAATAAAGAAGAATGAAGTCAGCCCTGGAACCGATTATCTGTTCAACGGATTAAACAAACAGAGCGAACTTGAGAAATCCCTGGAAAAACTGAATATGATAAATTCCATCAGTTTAGGTCAGAAGGAACCTTAGGGTCTACATACAAGTAGGCAGCATTTCCATTGTTAATCATATGTAAAATTTGCAAAAATGTTTTGTATAAAAAGCGCGAGACAAGGTGGAGTGTGAACGGCAATACAGCGAAAATTATCAAGTATAGACCGCTCATTTGTCGACTGTATTTATCTTGGTTAGAATAGAGAAAATAGACGAAAAATAAGTAAATAACCCCGTATAAAATGGTTAGTATTTTCTGGATATAAACCATCATAACTTCATCTTGCGAATAGTAGTCATTTGCGCGGTCGTGGATGCGCAATTCATTATCTTTTTTTTGAAGTTCTGTTTCTAATTTTGCATTCTCTTTTGCTAATTGGGTTGTATAGTCTGTAGTTGACATATATTTTATTTATATAAATTATAATCTACAAACTCGTCGGGACTGCTTGGTTTTGCAAATTCGCTGGTCATAGTTGTGAATCCAGAGATTTCGTTGCTGTTGCAGGATAAATCGGTAAATGAATAACCGTTTGAACATTTGGATGGGTTTTCCCACGTTTTCGATACTATGAAATATTTGAACCCAGTTTCGGTTTTTCCGTCATTGGGTGGCAAATTGGGAACACAAATTGAGTATTTATCATTAAACGTGGTTCCCTCCGAACAACATGCATCTTTAATGCATCCGCCGAATCGCATGTCCAAAAGGTTTTTTGAAGATGAAGAGGAATCAGTAGCAGACCCGGTCATTTGCTTTGGTTCGCCTAAATTAATCATATTGTAATCCATGTTGTTTCGGCGGTCATAGTCATAATACATACTGACAAGTGTAATCACTGTCCCGGTGACAAGAAAAATAAACATAATGTCGGTAATAAATGTTGAAACGATTCCGGTTTTAATTAGAACCTGGATTCCTAAATAGACCAATATTGCAACAGTTATGACAATATACATATTGTTAACAGCCTTGTTGCGATGGGTTTGACTTGTGGTCAAGTCAACGAGGCGTTTTTGCCCAATTTCGGCGGCGTCAATTGCCTGTTTTCTTTCCGCCAACCGATTGTTCTCTCTCTCCAAGATTGAATTTACCTCATTTTGATAGGTGAGCGTTGACAAGACACTTGAGTTACTCACGGTATTACCTAAATTTGCCAAATTTGCACCTATATTATTAATTGCAAGGTGCGCATCGGGGCTACTACTTCCACTTAAATCGTAAATTAAACCCTTTTGTAAATCGACAATACTATTTAAATTAAACCAAGCAGACATTATATATACTGGTTACATAATTGTAAATAAAAATATTTTTTGTATTTACAATCTAGATGAAAAAATCATGGCTATTTTGATACTAAAATTGCAGCTACAAGTAATGTGGCCATGGTAAGTGTTGTAATGACATGAACCGTATTTTGCTCTTCTTTGTAAATTGCATTGTCTTTTAAAAGAGCCGCCGTCAAACTGCGGTCTTCTTTTTCTAAAGCATAAATCGTTTTTCCTGTAAAATCGTATTTTTCTTGATTTCCGGACATATCTAAATAAGTTTTGTTGATTGAATTTATGTTGTTGCTAATATCTATTCGTTTTGGGTTTATTTTGGACATGTCGCTTCCATATTGTTTAATCTGACTGTCAATTTGATTAAGCTTGGTCAATGAATCTTCAACGACATTGGTGAAATTTTCTATTCTTCCGGCGGCGTTCATTGAACTATTTATATTACTTATAGAAATTGGTCGTGTTCCATTTGTTGTTTCACTTACATTATTTTGCAATTCTACGATATAAGATGTTCCAAATGGCCCTGGAGTATCTGTTTTTGATACACGATTTTTTTCAATGCGGTAATCGGAATATCCAGCATTCGTGCCATCATCATAACCATTTGCGACATATGATGTTTTATATACAGAATCCTTGGTTGCATCACCCATGTTGATAATTTTGTTTTTGACATTTAACTCGGATGTTGAATATAAGGAATTGGGTTGTTTGGGCAAATAAGTGATTGATTCGTTGTTATTTTGTGAAATCAAACATTTTGTCGAACCGGCGGTATCCGTCACTTTGTAAAAAAAGTTGCATCCGGGGTTGGCATTGCATTGGTTTTCGCAATTATCAGCATCCGAATACGCGGTTACGTTAAAATTCGTGCTTCCCGGATACATATCCGAGTATTTACTATATGTGTTGCCATTCATTTGCATACTGGCGGGAACTTCTCTCAAGAATTTATTTTCGGGATAGGTGCTCGCGTAAAAAAGCTTGTTCATTTTTAAATCCGATTCCGCAGTATAAAAATTACGCGTCACGGGACTACTTGCAAGTAGTGCAAGCATTTTTTTTCCATCTTTGTCTTTCATGATGCACAGTTTGTATCTGAAATTCTCGGAAAAAAGAGGATTTGTTTCGGAAATCCGGTCAATCGAAACTCTTTTATTGCCGAGTTGTTCATCTTTATTTGACATTACATAAATCATTGGATTCGGCGATTTTTCCCACTCTTCATTCTTAACTGTATTTAAATCTGCAATTGTAATGATTGGAGTGACAGTATTGGCGTCATCTTTTATACAAAGCGGTTGTATATTTTTTTGGTATAACTCTAATTTATATAGGCTCGCTTTTGTTTGATTTATTTTCGGATATTCAGGGAACTGGATTTCGTTAATCTTCTCATAATTTGAATCGTATGCACACAAATTTCCAATCATATCTAGAAAAACGTATGCGGTATTTTCAGCCAACCCAGTATGCCAAACTAATGTCACTTGTTGTTTGGCATCTGACTTGTACTTTTGCAGTTCCGAGCCTTTGTAAATATCGCATGTATATAAATTTGTATTGTCAGAAGGCGTCAACGAGTAATAAAACAAATTATTTTCGTTTGCAGTTGTTGCAAATTTGGTTATTTTTAAACCATTGCTGACCCATAGATTTTTGTAATCTAGACGTGTATTTCCAGAATACTGGATACGAAATGGTCTGTATTGACCTACAACCATTCTGAATTTTTGATTTGTAGTTTTCACTCCATTCTCTAGACAAAATAAAGCATTCTCTTTGCGGTAGGTTTTTAGTGAATTGTTTCCAACCCAAATTAATGCATTTTTCGCAAAAGGATGCGGTTCAATAACTGTATAATCTCCAGGAGCATCTGCTGCAATATATCCAGTGATTTCGATTGACACGTCTGCATCTTGACTTGATGCGGATGAACCAGCCAAAAAGTAATTGGGTGAGTTTGCAAAATCGCCCTTCACAACAACCTGGTTGACACCGGGAACATAATTTGTCGGTGAATTATAATCAATTTGACTGTTTGCGTAAATAGCGGTATTTAATTCACATGAATTTTGTGTATGGTATCCCGGAACTGTTTTCACTGGCGTAACCTGTTCATTATTGTAAATATCTTTTATAAATGTTCCAGCACTAGATGATTTAACATATTCTGGTGCCGGTTTGAAGAATACAAGTCTAAAATCTTTTTCATGTGTATCATTATAATTTTTAATGTCTCCCAAGTATCGTATGTTTGTTTCAGATTCTCTTGTTAAATCATCCATAATATATTATTTATATAGAACATAAAATAATATTTTACATTTCGGTGAATACATAGAAAAGAACGGATGTTGCTAAAACTGACCACATAATTCCAGTATAAACTGTGGAGTCATATTGCTTGGTCATTTCGTTGGGAATAATCCGGTTTTTAAGTATCGTATCCATCTTTGTATCGAGAGACCGTCTCAGTTCGTCAATTGAGTTGGCTTTTTCCATTATTATTTTGTGATTATCTTTAAATGTTGTGTCATTTGTTTGCAGTTTTGCATTTGCGTATGCAGTTTGCAAGTCGGTTATTGCCTTGTTTACTTCTACTGACTTATCTTTTACGTCTTGTTCTGTTTTTACGTTTTCCGTGCAACTAGTTGTTTTGCATCGAATATAGCGGTAATAAGTAGCATTAAAATCGTTTATTTTTTCAATTAAAACTTTTTCTAAATCAAATAACGATTTATTAATGTATCCACTTCCGTCCATTGGAGTAAATTTTTCAATTGGAGTAAACTCGACCATTGGAGTAAACTCGACCATTGGAGTAAACTCGACCATTGATTTAAATCCTTGTTTTCCCGTAAATTCAGCATTATCTTGTTTTACAATTCGCGTTGTGTTTGCAGCAAAAACATTGTCGTAAATACGTTGGGACAGATTTGCATAATCGTTTGCACGGTCTCTTGCTTCAAGTGTTTTACTAGAAGTATCACTTACCATTGTGTTTATTTTGGAAATTGTTTCTTTAGCTTTGGAGACTTCTGTAGAGAGTTCCATCTGATACATATTATATTGATTAGACAATTTTGTCGATATCTCTTTTGATTCAGTATCCAAGTCTTTAATACCAGTTTGGGTTTTTTTATCAATTGCGTTCATTGAATTTTTTACTTTGTTGTCAAAAGATTTTCTTTTTCTCAATACACTGTCAACTTCTTTTTTTATACTTGCTTGTGTGGTATTTATTTGTTTTACAATGGGTGCAATTGCGGTCTTAACCAATGACGGAAGTGCTTTATTGACTTCTATTTTTATTTGGTTTTCTGTTTTTTTGTCGCTTGACCCTAAACTGCCCAATGCTAAAGCCGAACCTCCAACTGATACGCCAACAGCGGCACCCGTCGTTGCACCCGTCGTTGCACCCGTCGTTGCACCCGTCGTTGCACCCGTCGTTTCACCCGTCGTTGCACCAGTCGTTGCACCACCCGTCGTTTCACCACCCGTCGTTGCTGTAGTCCTTCTTCGTTTACCTTTGGCTCCTTCCACTATCTTTCGACTATTCATAAATAAAAAAACTAAAATACATGTAATAGAAATAAAAAAAATAATTTCATAATTGGATTTGATAATATTATACATAAATATATATTATAATATTATTATAAACCTAGAATCCGTATCTCTTCAATTGTGTAAATACATCATCAACATCATTCCTGCAATTCCTACGCCTAAACTAATATTTTTGAGTGCTAAAAGCGAATGTTCCTTGTTTAAATCACCATTCTGTGATTTGGTTAATCCATAGGATGCTGTTAATACATTCAGTTTGTCAACGTTTTCTTTGTATTTACATTGACAGTTTGAAACATCTAATGTATTTTGAGAATAGCATCCGCTACTTTGAGATAAAACATTATTGCAATCTGTGGCATTCACATAGTAAACATCTGTTGTGCTAAATGGTTCAGCCATTATATATAAAGGCATAAAAAAAGGAAGAATGGAATTCTTAGACACAGACTCGGTAATATTCTGAGTCAACTGACGTAATACTGCTTCGCTCAATCTTGCAAATTTGTCCAGGTCTCAATTCGATTAACAGCGCAACTGGGTCAAATCTGGAAATCTCCGGTAACTGGCTCAAACTCTTTAAATTATATTTTTGTTTAACTTTCTCCAGCTCACTAATGGCGCTATCTTCTAAAACGATATCGTGCACCACCGAATGTTTTGGCACAAGACTGTGTTTCAAAATGTTTCGCTGTAGTCTCTTAATATTGTGCACAACCACAAATATTCCAAGCGTGTCATACAAATGACACAATTTGGCAATCAACGAATCGTTTGGCTCATCATTCACAATAACAACTAGCGTGTCATTTTTCGTCAATACGCCTTCCAGCTCAAAAAGCTCCTCGACCAAATCCTGGATTGCCTGAATACGACTTGAACTTTTTGTTATCATGTATTTCACATACACGCTGTGGGATACTGGATTTTTTGAATTCCGGGTAAACAACATATCGAGCTGGTCGTTTTTAATCATTGCTTCCACTTCATTAATATTAAAATTTTCATAGTCACCCACATTTTCGAATAAATCGCGCTTTTCACCAAATATATCAAGAAGGGTTTTTCGCGAATTGTAGATGGAAATTGTATTAGTAGCACTCATTTTATTTAATTATATATATTCCCAATATTGTTTTTATATTTTTTCAATTTTATGTTATATCTTTTTAACGACGATTGCGCCCCCCTTTATTAAATTTGGCTCTGATTCTGACTCTTTAATTTTTATTTTTGGCTGACTAAAATCAACTGGTTGTTCAACCTGTTGTTCAACCTGTTGTTCAACCTGTTGTTCAACTGGTTGTGGTTGTGGCTGAACCGTATTTTCGTTTCCATTTACATTATACATGTTTAACACTACGGGTGGTGGCGCTTGCATTTGCGGCGGTTGTATCTGTATTTGTGGCGCAACATATGGTTTAATATCATCTAATGCTGCAACTTTTACATTGCTTTCGAGACCTTCTTTGTCTTCGGTTTCCAATATGGCAAATCCCTTTTCAAATTCTTTTATATTCCATTTTCGGTCTTGTTTATAATCACCTTTAAAATTAACAGCATCGCCAACCTTAAATTGTCGGATTCCACTACCAAATCCGGATGAAGACGTGTCTGATGTAGATGAATCTGATG